CGGTACCGTCCATAAACCCAGCCGCAGCAACAATCGGAGCAGTTCCGCTTGCCACGTTCATTCGGTTATTCGAGATAAACGGGGTTGATGCCGCCGCCATGTTGATTGCAGCCGTTCCTGTGGTCACGATTCGATTGTTGTCAATCAAACCACGAAGAACCGTTGTAGCGTTCAAAATAGCATTGGTTGTCTTTCCAACAAAGTAATTATCTTTGATGACATAGTCAGTACCAACCTCGTGTTTGATCTGTGCAGTCGTGGTCGTGCCGGTATTGACCGCAGGCCCGGTAAATCGACATCGTTCAACGCGGAATCGAGTTGCTGTTGCGGCAGTCAAAATCCCAAGAACACAACCCGCAGTTCCGGTATTGGTGATGAATTCGCAGTCTTCAAACGCTACGTTTGCACCAGTCACTTTAATCGCAGCAGTAATTGCATCAATTCCAGTGCAGTCAAATACCATATTCCGAATGACAATCCCGCTGCCGGAAATCACCATTTGAGCAGCGATTGATGTGGAAAACGTGATTATTGGACGAGCCAGACCGACCCCGATACCAACGTAAAACACGTCGTCAACCGACAACGTAATACCCGCAGCGCCCACAACCGACTCCGTGTGAGACGGGCCAACGTATACTACGTCACCGCGTCCCACAGTTGTCAGCGACTGAGCAACCGTTAGCGTGTTCGCCGGAAAGTTTGGATAGTAACCTCCGGTTGCTCCATTTGAAGTGGCACTTGCGTCAACCCACCACACTTTCGAAAACGACGGAGAGGTCGTTCCCCTGAGTGCTTCTTGCGCATTTTGCCATCCTGTTGAATTCGTCGCCATGAATTACGCCTTTCCAAGTTTTTCGAGTTTGGCCGGGAACAATGATCTGGCTTGCGCTACTTCCGATGGACCCCAGCCGTAAGTTTCGTAAGTTGTCGCCGTTGGATTGTCTTGCAGGTCTTTCATAGCCTTCTTGACCTTTTCCAAAGAACCCCATTCCTTTGACATCAAGTTAATGGGGCTGGTCTTGATCAGATTCGGAGCATGAGCGTCATCCAGCGGATTTTCGTCAATCGCAAAAATGTTCAGCCTGTTTGAACTGATTTGTGCCGAAACATCCAAGAACGCTTTCGCAGCGCGAAACGACTGGATGGCGCATCGCTCTGCATTTCCGGCAGAGTGAGGAGTAGTTTTGAAAATCTCAAACGCCAGCTTTTCAGCCATTGTTTGCATTTCGGTATCAACCATATTCTTATCAATCGCCATGAGGCTTCTCCCTTCAAAAGTTAGTCAAGGAACGTAGGGTTAACTGCGGTTGGTTGCTTGAGGTTCCACGGAATGTAGAACGCACAGCCGAGTTGGGCGTTTGTTCCAATGTCCGGAATAGACAATTGGACGTTGGTGAACCCGGCATTGATATCTAGGTCGATTGCCCGAACCTCGACAACGATTACCGCCGCACTGGCAGCGGAGGTTGCCGTGTACGTGCCGGACGCAGATTGCGTCACGACGGTCCACACTTGGTTTGCGGCAGTCGTGATCGCCCCAATCTTGGTTCTGATTCGCGTGAACGTCAGTGCCTTGGAATTTGTTCCCGCATTGTCAGTTGCTTGCTTCAGCGTAAACACTGGATCATCGCCAGCGGTTCCCACTGCCTTGAAAAGCACGCATACAACGCGCTCACACAATGACATGTTGACCCAAGTGCCGTTGTTTGCGGCAGATTGCATATCAACAGGGATGAACGCCGGAACAATGTCCGCCAATTCAAGAAACTCTGCATTAAAATTACCGGCCATAATTCAGATCCTTTCTAAAGGATTAGCGAGCGCCCAAGGTGACAAAACTGGATTGAGTATTGCTACCCTTAAACGGAGTAATTGGGCTGTTTTCCCAAGGGCATGCGTTCATTCGCATGGTGAACCGCAACGCAAGTTGATCCGTCAGGAATTCGACGTGCATCGAAACCGCCTGAGCAACTCCGCCCTTGCTGATTGACAAAACTTGCCCCAAATCGGCGAGGGTAACGTCCCCTTGATTGCCGATACTGGCCGCAAACTCAATCGGCTTGACCTCAGATCCATCCAAGGTTCCGTAAGCAGCAGTGGACAACCCACCTGGAGGCATGTAGGTTGCGATACCGGCAGCACCGATACCCAGAGTCATGGTACGCATCTGTGGCAGCGTGTCCTGATTGACGTACCATTTGGCCCGTGGTCGGAATCCTGCGAAGAATCTCCCGCTGGCTTTTGTGATATTGAACGTATCAAGGGTTCCGGGGCCTTGGCCTGGCTCTTTGGTGATCGCAAGCAAGGATGGAGCGTTCAAGATCCCAAGCGGTTTTCCAACCCCATCGCCGTTGAACAGAGCATCGCCGATCATGAAGTTGAATTCGTCAGATGCCTTGTTTGTGACGTATTGTTCGAGTGCCTGTCCGCTGTCCGCGATCAGCTCGTCCGTCAAGTAGACCACAACGGCTAATTTCTGAAGTTTCAACTGAATTTCGCGGATCGTTGGCTTGCTGGCGGTGATGGTATTGCCTTCACCCGTCCAGTAACCACGCAATCCCCCATGTCGCGAACCGTTCACGCGACTGGTTTCGGCGTTCGCAAGGAACGTCATGTTATTCCCTGCGACCGTGTAATTGTCAGTTGCCGAAAACAGGTCGTTTCCGTAAATGCGACTGAAGATCTTGGTGTTGAATTCCGGCATAACCGAAAAACCACCGTCAGTCCCAATGGCTTCAGACATCCCTTGAACAGCCTTGTAGTGGCTGACCATTCGGTCTTTGAATCCGGTTGTTTGGTGGCCTTCAAATCCGCTGCGAACAAAATCACCCAGCGACTTAAACTCGCCCCATGGTTTGTAGCCTTGCTTCAACAGAGACTTCATCGCGAATTTCGGGCGTTTGGCAACATGCCCTTGTCCTTGATATCCGGAAACGATCGTCACCGATTCGTCGGTATCTTCCCACTCGCCGGTCGTTCGGCCTTCGTCGTCACGTCGAACTCCGCTGAAATTTGGAGTTGATTGCAACGACTTCAATTGAGATTTCAATTGTTCGTTTTCGGCCTTGGTTGCATCAACCATTTTCACAACTTCGTCAATCGTCGGCATGTTTTACCTTTCCGTAAAACGTGGCTATGGATTTGGCCAATCGGCCACGGTTACTTTTTGAGTTTTGCTAACAGTTCATCAAGTTTTGCTTGCTCAATCGCATGGGTGTCAACAACGGGCGTTGACGTGGATTTGGCAGCATGGGCAGCAGCAGACATGGACTTGGCGGAAGATGCCCATCGCGTGGTTGTCGTTTCCATTTCCATCAACAGTACCCGCTGACTTGGGGTTAGATTTCGCTGAGATCGCAGGGACTTTAGAGTAACCGCAAATCCCTTTAAGGTGTTTTCGTGAACGCCTTTGGCAAGCCAAGCCTTCATTTCCGAGGAAGAATCTTCCTCGTCTCCGCCGTCTTCGTCTTTCATGGCACAGTTGGAGTAGTGCTCGGAATGAGCACCCTTCAATCCGGTCATAATGTCTTTCACGCTGTCCAACGCCCCTCGCATGGCCGATGTCGCACCTGGATGCTCCATCGCCCCCATGCCAGATTCGGCCTTTTTGTTGGCTTCACAAAGAGCTTTGTGGTATCCGCTGATCATCCCGGACCCAAACGGAACTTGCTTTCCCGATTCTTCGCCTTCGTCGGATGGGGTCTCAGCATCATCTCGATCTTCTTCGTCGTCATTCTCTTTCATTTGCGTCTCCGGAGTTAAACCAATTCCCGTCACCTTTCGCGGAGGCATTACCGCTGATAGGCTCTTCCAAATGCTTTGCACGATCGGCTTTCCGCCTAATCGATTGCGATTCAGCGTTTTTCCAACCGCATCAGGGTTGACGCCAATTGCACACCACGACCATTCTTCCAGTTGCCATTCACTGACAACCTGAACGGCTCGACCGTCTTTGTATTGAGTCTTGAATTTGACGGGAGTTTCGCGAACCGAGGTCGCTCGAACGATTCCTTCGTCAATCAGTTCAAAGATTTGCGAAGCCTCAAGGGACTTCTGCGAAAACCAGCAAGTTGCGTAAATGTCTTCGCCAATTTCAATGGCCAGTTTTCCGTCAGGGCTGCGACTGGTTCCAATCGGAAGAACAATCCCCTCTAAGCCATGCCCCCATAGCACAACCGGGTTCTTCGCGTAAAACTTCAGGTCGCATCCCGTGGGAAGCAGTATGTCTCCAACCCGATCGACCGATGAAGTCGAAATGATGGCGCGTGCAGACATTGCCTTTCGATCGACATACGGTTGACCGTTTTCCACAGTACGTATTTCAGGCCCTTTCGCGAATTTTACGCGAGTTCTGGCGGGACTGTAGTCGTATTGATTCACCATGATTCCGATTACAGCAATTCAATCAATTGCTGTCAACAGCAAAAATCATTTTGACGCAAAAATCTGTGTTCAATGTGATTATTGGCCATGAAAACGAAAAAAGCCTCGTTCAGTTACGAACGAGGCTTTGGCGGCTGATGCGTTTCTTATTTCGCAATAAGAACCACTGAGATTCCCCCTGTCAGATATTGCCACGCCAACATTGTCGCCGCAACCCAAACAAAATCTTTCTGAACCTGTCGAATCACTTCAAAAAAGAAGGCTGTATTGCTGCGTGTGGGTTCTTCTTCCGATTCTTTTTCAGTTGAGTTCATAAACTCCCTTTGCGCTGGGTGCATGTTCAAATTTTCCGTCGGTACATTTGGCAATCCTGCCGTAATATAATTGTGCATCATGTCAGCCTCCTTTTTCAAAACGGTGTTTCATCGTCACTGCTTGGTTCCGGCGAAGGAGGTTGAACAGATTGCCGTTCCTCTCCTGGTGCATCGTCACGCTTACTGCCCATGAGCACGAGGTTTTCCCCGACTACACGAAGCTTAGATCGCTTGTGGCCGGTTTCCCTGTCTTCCCATGAGTCGAGTTGAAGGCGACCTTCAATCATGACAGGACGACCTTTGGCGAGGTATTGACCGGCAACCTCGGCTTGCTTTCCGAAGAGGGTTACGTCAACGAATGTTGTCTCTTCCTTTTGCTGGTTGGTTGTTTTGTCGAACCATTTTCGTCCAATGGCCATGCCAAGTTCGGCAATGGCTGTTCCTCCGGTTGTGTATTTGATTTGCGGATCTCGGGTCAGGTTTCCGACCAAGATCACTTTGTTAAACGATGCCATGTTGTCCTTTCAGTCTCGGTAGATTTTCATCACCGGTGGATGGTTGTTGTTGAGGAAATCGGCCAAGGACTTGAGAATTGAAAGAGGCTCATCAAACTGGTCCCACCCGGTAGCAAAGCATCCTTGGAATTTCCATTCCCAGTGATTTTCCATGGGTTGATACATGAATGTTACGGATGGTTCGTCTTCGGCCCTGAAACGAATTTTGTTGGTTGACACTTCAACTCGCCTTGTCTCATCAAGGGGGGCGAGTTCCTGCAACCGGTATTTTCGCCCATTCAACTCAAACCCGTAAATCGGGTTTTGCACAATTACGTGGTACGCTGACATGATGTTTCCTTTCGGTGATTGATGATAGTTTTTCGAACCGCCGTAATTGTCTGTTGAATCCTCCGCACTTGGAAGTATTCCAGCAGTTCCTCGGCTTCTTTTTCAGACAGTTTGCTTTTACGCCGGGATCGCGTTTGAATGCTTTGAATCTTCTGCCAGAATTCGTCTTCAGTGTTGATCATCAACACTCCCCTAGTTCACGTTGGCGTTCTGCGTCCTGCTCAATGCTGTCTTGCCGGTCCTTCTCTCGTCGATCGGCCTCGGCCTGTTCAGCGTCTCTAAGTTCCTCGCCAGTGAGTTCCTCCATGAAGTAATATCGATTGACCAACTTGGCTTTGTACAGACCGACAACAAACTCCCCTGGAACAAAGTCATCGGATTCCCCTTCGTAGTCCTCAATGATGGGGGAAACGATCTCTTCCGCTGTCTTGCCACGGATCACGTCCCGCAGGTGTTCAACTTGTTCGTCACGGTATCGCACGAGTGCCCGATACGCCTTGGCGTCACGCTCGAAGGACTTCAGTTTCTCGACCTCGGCTTCGAGGATCTTGAGTCGCCCTTGGGATTCCCCAAGTTGTCGGTTGAGTTGGTCCCGGTCTGCTCCAAGATACACTTCCCTCAGTTCGTTCATGCCCCACCCCCTTCAGTTGTTGTTTCAACGTAGTTCATGACGAACCACAGAATAG